CCACGACTGCACCGCCGGGCGGTAGGTCAGTTCCAGGGTGCAATCACCGACCGACGTTATCAGAGTATGCCGCTGTCTGGGGCTGTCTGTGATGTTGGTGACCCGGATCATCCTAACCCCCCAACGACCCAAGCAATGACCGGGCCTGTTTTTTGTTGTCCTCACTGGCACCCTGCACATCCTGTACTCCCTGATCTGTCCGTTTGGCCGTCTGTTTTTTGGCCGGTTTCGACGGAGCCTTGTAAAACTCCTCGATGCCCACGACTTTCGTTGCGGCCATCCGGACCTGCTTTAAGTCTATCTCAAAACGGATCACTTGTGACTTATTGTCACGATTCAGTGAAAGGCTGGTGATTGCCATGTTGTCGATAACACCGTTTATCCCCTCGACCGAAATCAACTGCCGACCGTTGTACACGGACAGGATAAAATCCAGGAATTGTTGGCGAATCGACTTTGTTTGCAAACCCTCCGTGGCCCGGAAGGCGTCTTTGGCCTGCTCATGTTTCACTGCCCGGTAAATCCCGTCGATTTTCGCCATCCGCAGTAATTCGGCCTGGGTCTTGTCGGCGTAAAAGTTGGCAATCTCGCCAACTAGGTCATCTTCAGGCTCCTCGGTGACATCGACCGGCGGTGCGTCAACGAAAATATCAGACACGACACCCGAAATCGTATAGCGAAGCGGTTCCCGGATTATGTCGTCGCTGGCCACGGTCCCATCCTCCAACACTTTGTCGGGGACAGAGGCGGTCAGGGTGGTAGTGTCGGACACGTGAGCGTAGAGGTTGAAGCCCCCGATACCCAGGACCGTTTGTTCGCCCTCTTCGTATGTCTGTTGCCTACCGTAGGTCATACCCCACCCCTTGCCGTCATCATTTGGGCCTGCTGGAGTTGATCCTGCAGCCCCCGTTGCACCGCCCGTCCGGCGGCCTCGGGCTGGTCGGTTTTGATCTCGATGGACACGTCTTGTTTGATCTCCGTCTGGCTGACCCGGGAAACCCCAGGGGCTTCGGAGACTGGCAGTACCCCGAAATCAGCAGGGGACACATCAGGCAATCCTTGGATGGTCTCGGGCGTAATCGACTTGTCACCGCCCAACAGATTGACTGCCCAGTCTGGCAAAACCGCCCGGGCCGCATCCATGATTAGGTGACCCAGGCCCGAAAACATCGCCTTGATTCCTGCCCAGAGGCCCTTGAATAACTCACCGATGTAAACCACGGCGTTTGTGGCCATATCTTTCAGGGCGTCCCATGCCCCCTCGAAATTGCCGGTAAATAGGTTGGTAATAACGTCAATAAATGACGTCCATATCCCGACAAGTGCATCGATGGCCTTCCTGAACGAGTCAGGCAGTAGCATTTTGAGAAAACTACCAACTGCCGCAAACACCGCCTTGATCCCGGCACAGAGACCCTTGAATAATTCGCCGATGTAGGTCACTGCATTTTTGGCCATATCTTTCAGGGCGTCCCATGCCCCCTCGAAATTGCCGGTGAACAGATTTGTAATAACGTCAACAAATGAGGTCCAAATCCCGACAAGTGCGTCGATCGCCCTCCCGAATGAGTCAGGTAATACCATTTTGAGAAAATTACCAACCGCCGTAAATACCGCCTTGGCAAATTTACCCAGGCCAGAGACTAACGATCTAACGTAGTTGATGGCATTATCGAACGCCTTCTTGAAAAATTCCTTTGCAGCGGTGGTGTCACCCCGGAATAAGGCCATGACGCCCTGGAAAACATTGATAAAATACCCAAACACTGCACCGATGGCCCGGCCAATGTCAATTACCGCCGGAATAACCGCTTTAGCAAACTCGATTATCGGTGGCAACAGGGCCTTCCCGAAGGCCACGATTTCGGCAAACAGGTCTTTGACGAATTGGACCGCATCCCGCAGGATTGGTCGGATATCCACCCCGAACGAGTCAAATAGCTTAGCAATAACGGAATCACCGCCCTGGGCAGCGACTATCAAATCATCGATTATCAGGACAACCGCCGCAATTGCAGCAGCAGTCAGCAACATTGGGGCAAATGACACGGCCCAGGCCGCACCCAGGGCAACGATGATCGGCATCAGGCGCTTGATGGCCCCGACCGCTGCTTCCATGACCGGGCCAATTTTCCGCAACCCCTTATTTAACCAGGAATCGCTGTCCTGCAGTAGGGCCTTGAATTGCCCCTGGAAATCGTCCAGGACCGGAATCATACTGATTGCCACCCTCTGACCCAGCACCCCTATGCCGTGCCGCAGATTGTCGATATTGGAGGACAGGGTGGCTGACGTCTCGGCCTGGGCCTGACTGATAATGCCCCACTGTTCAGCTTCGGCCATCAGGCGATCTAGTCCATCGGCTCCGCCTTCCAACATGTTGATCAATGATTTATCGATGCCCAGTTGATAAGCCAGCCCAATCCGTTTCGACTGCTCCATTCCCTTCGTTTTTTCGGCAATATCCTTGAGAATATCGACGGTTGGCCGCATTTGGCCGTTGGAGTCTTGGATTGATAGCCCCAGGGCCTCGATGGCCAACTTGGCCCGACCTGCCCCGGTTGCGGCAAATTGGCCGAGTCGTTGGTTTAATCCTGCTATTGACGCATCAAGGGTCTCGACAGTTCCCCCGTCCTGTGTGGCCGCATACCGCAGTTTTTGTAGGGCCTCGACCCCCATCCCCTGCGCCCTGGCAAAGTTTCGCATTGCCTCGATGCCTTCTAATTGCTTTGATGCCCAGACTGCGGCCCCGGTGGTAGCCCCTGCAAGGGCGGTCGCCATCAGGGCCGATTGTTTGACTACTGTTTTTAGCCCGGCATTGAATTTGGCCAGAGGCTCCAGTGACCCCTTGAACGAAAATTTTGTTATCACCTCATTGACTACAGCCATTTACCGCCTCTTATGCGCCCTTTCGACGTAGTGCGCCTCGATGTCCCTGGATATCGACTCAAATTCCACCAAATCCAAGAAATCGTCGGTGTCCAGGGCCTCTAGTTCTGCCAAAGAGCCGTAACCAGCCTTCACCAGCGACAACAACGTCATTTTTTCGTCGTCTAAATTGGTGAAGCGGATTAAATCTTCTCCCTGGGAACGCCTGGGAACACCGAGTCTGTAAGGTTTTCGCCCAAAAAAGGGTAACTGATGCCCCCCATGGCCGCAGTGACGAATTTGAGATAGTCTTGTGGGTAGTTGTCCCAGTGCGTTTCCAGTCGGGAAAGTAGAGCGCCATCGAACGTTGTCACGTCTGCGATGGTGGCCATGACATCGTCGAATTTTTCCGAATCCATGAACCCGAAATCGCCATCGGAGAGCTGGTCTTTGATGTGTGTGAAATATGCAAAAACCTTCCGGCGTTGCTTATGCCTCATGCGGGTCAGCCGGTACTCCCTGCCGTTAACCTCGATTAGGCCGGTCTCATAGATTTGTCGCAACAATTCAACTTGATCCATTATGTCACCTTCCTTTTGGCCTCTCGGACTCGGAATTTCCACTCACTGACGTGTTCCGGCTCCATGTTGTTCAAAACGGGGCCGGGGGCCTCCGTGATGTGCATGGTGCGCAGTTCCACAGTTTCAATTACTGGGGTGCTGTCCCGAGTAAACAACGTTTTAATTGCCCCATCAAAAACCAGGGCCGGGACAGCATTTCGCCAAAGGTTTAATAGTGCATCGTTTCCGGAATTTCGCTGAACCCGGATCGTCAAAATCGCCTCAAATGAATTGATGGGCTGCGAAATTGACGTTCCACCCCCGGCTGAATTGACGGCTACAGTGACCTCACCCTGCGGTTCCAAGGTCACAAAATCCCCCTCAGCAAACTCTGTGATTGGAAACCCGTTCAGGATCAATGTCGATGCGTCGGCTGGATAATTGATAACGGCCATTTTGCACTCCTACAGGTTGAAATTAATCACAACATCGGCCGAATGAATGGCTCCTTGGTTTTTGACCGCGCACTGCAGGACAGGGGACTTTCTCGCCTGTCTGTCTGCCGTCGATTGGTCGGCCAGCGAACCGGTCTGCCAATAAAAACCGTACTCGCGGATGTTGTCAAAAAAGGTCTTGTAGTCCCCGAAATAATCGGGCTTGGACCATTCCCCAGGGCCAAACACCCCGGCCCGGACGAAGCGGCGCGTTGTTTTCTCGCCCTGATCAATCATGGTCAGGACGCCGGG